CGGCAGCGGCGGTGTCGATGTCTTGTTGGCGCGGCATCCCCGGGGCGGGCGGCGCGGGCTGCGGCACCGTCCCGGGCCCTACCGGCGGCTGCGGCGGTGGCGGCATAGGCGGGCCCCCGCCGGGGGCTTGAATGTCCGGCGGAGGTCCTACTCCCGGGGAAGGGGGTGCGACACCGGGAGGTGGCGGGGGCATCGGGCCCGCAGGTGGAGCCATTCCCACGGGTGGGCCTCCGGGGCCCATCGGCGGTGCAGGTTCACCTACAGGGCCCGCGCCCGGAGGAGGCATCGCCCCCGGAGGCATTCCCGGAGGGCCCATACCCGGGGGCATCATTCCGGGCATCATCGGCATCGGCGGCATCGCGGACTTCTTCACAAACCGCGATCGCACGACGGGGTCCGGCGGCTTGGAGTACGCCGCCGGTAGCATCACTTCAGTATTTGCGTACAAGATGTTGAAGGTGCTGGATTGACCCTGCCGCGTAGAGGATACATTCTTGCCCGCCTTGGGACGGGTGATGGGAATGTCACCGCGGTAGATCTGGACGATCTCGCGGCCTCTCGCGCGCCAGTCCTTTTCGGCACGCTCGGCGTCCGCGAGGGCCCGTTCCCAAAAGCTGGTATCGACGTCGGCGGCGTCGGTAGCGGCGACCTCGGGGCGATCGGGGCTATCCGCCTCGGGGCTCGCGGGTGTTACCTGCGGCAGGTCGTCGCCTTTGGAATAGGACGTCTCGGCCATTCAAATTTCCCCCGGATTTCCCAGCCCTACACCTCCTATGCCAGTTCGTCCATCTTGAAAGCGTTTTTGACCATCAGCGGGTTGAGGTCTTCGTCCGCCTCGACCCGGGCCCCGAAGGGCCGCGACATGCAGGCGTAGCGGATATCGTCAACGGCGTGGTCCTCGCCCTCGGTGTCGAGATCCTCGGGGCGGTTTTCATCGTGCTGCTGCATCGGGAGGGTACGGATAGCGTCCCGGCAGTGGTCTACGAAGAAGATCAGCGGGTCGCCGTCTTCGTCACCCTTGAGCCGCCATCGGACCTGATCCCAACCACCCATCCGTTTCGGCGTAGAGACACGGGAGTTATCGGCACGCCGGAAGTATACGCCGTGACGTGCAAAGACCTCACCAATGCTCGGACCTGACACGACTTGGAAGGCAGAAGGGTCCAGTATTCCGTAGGCGATTGGTTCGCGAAATCCCCTGCCGTCGGTTTCGCGTCGGACCACTTCTTTCGCGACCGCATCCGCAGGTAGTTTGAGCCCTTTATTGGGTGCCGAAGAGCCGTACCACTCGCGGTATCTGATGATGCTGTTTTTCGGAATTCGTTTTTTGTCATGGACGAAATCCTCCTGCGCCACGATCCACCACCCGAGAGAAAACGGCGAAGCAGATCCCCAGTCCATCGATCTAAATCTTGTCCAGTGCAGCGGCATGCGCGGCGGCGTAATGACGTGCCGCTGCGGCTCGAACTCCGGGAAGAACGCGCCTTCGATGATTGACCAATCACCTTCCAGCCAAGCTCTGACGAGCGCGGGAGAACCCGAGGCCCTCAACCTGTTTATGTAACCGGGATCGCTGTTCAAGAGGCTCGGATTATCCGAAATCTTGGCGGGTATGAAAATCCGAATTAAGCCAGTCTCGGCATCCTTCACCGGGCGATAGGCCCCGTTGTCGATGATCCAGTTTTTCACCCAATGATGGCCCGGGCCCCCGGGGTTGCAGGTCGCGCGGAACTGACATCTTGCGCCCGACGTGGTCCTCAAAGTGGCGAAGAGCCTGAAGATACCCGCAGAACTCGGGTACTGCGTCAGTTCCTCCACATAGACCCTTGTGAGGCTCCAGCCCTGATAGTTCATGGCATCGGCATCGTTCTCCAGATACGCCATGTGAAAAACGGCACCATTGCGGAAACGAAATTGCTTTTCCTTGTCCTTCCATTCGGCGGCATCCCCGTACATCTGCCGGGCAACGTCGATGGTGTCTTTTAGATCCTCGCGGGACCTGCGGAGCATCAAGCCCTTTGCGGCGGGCCCCCAATCCTCGCTATGGCACCAAAATTCGCCAAGGCTCGCGAATGACTTCCCGCCGCCCCGGGCACCGCCGTAAACCACAATATCGGCAGGGCACGTCAGGAAATGGTGCTGGGGCCCGGGCTGGGGCTTGAACCCCGTGACGATCTTCATCCGAAAAGCTCCTCGAAGCTAGGTATCCCTTCGGGCCCCGTATTCGTACCGGGTACCTGTCTCTCTGGCATGGGGGCCCCTTTTCGCTCGGGGGTGGGGCCCGGGCCCCCTGCGCTTAATAGCTCGGATTGCGCGCCGCCGTTAGGGGTCCCAGTTACCGGCCCTGATGGGGCCCCGTTTTCGGGTCGACCCCCCACCCCCATACCGTCGGCTAACCAATTGATTTCGTTGGACAATTCAGGGCCCGGGCCCTCGGGCCCTAATGGCCCAGGCATCAAGGGCTCTAAGCCATTGATAACATTGGGCTTTTCACGATCGAGCCCTAATGGCTCGGCGCGCGCGTCGGCGACGCGCAAGAATGAGGGCCCTTCCGGCATAGGGCCCGGGCCCGGAAGCGCAGGAAGGGCTTCGACCCAACTCGAAAGGGCCTGCTCTGAAGGCGCGTCGGGATCACGTGAGGGCCTTCTAATCACTTCAAGCGTAGCCCTGTCTGTGACGTGCCCGTATAGGCGCGCCAATGAAAATGCGGCGTTATGGGCTGCGCTGTACTCGCCTTCGCTGTGCGCTCCGGCAAATACTCTTTTGAGCATGTCAGTCACTTCCGGAAGCGTCACAACGCCTTGTGTCCGCCTTGCTTCTAAAATGGCCGCAGCGCGCTCCTGAACGCGCGGAAGATGAAAAAGGTTAGAAGGCGCGTCATGGTTCTTCGAAGTAAAACCAGCCCTCGCGAACGCCAGCCCCAAAGGCAAACCGTCGCAAACCATAATGATAAATAAATCCTCGCGAGCGTCCCGCAGCCCTCTCCCGAACAACATGACGCCTTGTTCGGCTTTGATCCGGGCCCTTTGACCGGGCCCGATTAATTTATTTACTTTCACCATTTCCCAGTCTTTCAAAACCTAGGGGTTGACGAAGGGCCCCCGAATATGCTCAAAGGGCTTTGAGGCCCTCATAAGAAGGCCCGATAACCCTATGCCCCAAAGGATACCCGAACCATGTTGACCATCAATACACAAATTCCAACCGTCGCGCGCGGTGCCGTTCGCTCTATCGTCAAGGGCCACACTGATTGGCCTGCCTTCCTGATTGAAAAGGGCCTGATTAGCGCCAGCGCGCGAAACGCTGATCTGATTGAATTCGCGCTTCGTCACAAAGATATCACGGCAAAGATTGAAGCCCTTTTGATGCTTTCGCCTGTCGGCGCACAGGCCGACGCGCCTGATACCATGATGGAAGACGAAACAATGCCGGATGAAACCGCAGCCGCAGTCCCGGTTTTAGGTGGCGCAACGTCACGCGCATTATATGCCGCAGCCGGTTTCGATTTGGACGCTATTTTAGCCCCGATAGACCAATTCCTCGCGCCATTGGTGCGTAAGGAAATGAGTATTGCCTTAGCTCCTGTCATTGACGCCGCGAATAGGGGCCCTGTGGAAGTAGAGCGCATTGTGGAAGTAGAGCGCATTGTGGAAGTCGCTCCCGGCGAAGGGCCGCGCCTTCCCGCAGCCCCCAAGGCAAGGCGCGACAAGCGGGTTACTTTCCGAACGCTCTTTCCCTCGCGTGCCAAAGATCAATGGCGTGACGCGCCTTTGACGCTTTGGACCGGCACGCCTTCGCCTGCGGCTGATCCCTTCTATGTGGCAGATCATCAACAAATGGCTATGGCCGCAACGGCCATTGAGCGCGGTACTAATTTTTGGATGGCAGGGCCTGCCGGTACCGGCAAAAGCACGCTACCCGAACAACTCTGTGCAATGCTTGGAAGGCCCTTCGTCAAAATCGGTATGACGCGCCAAACAGAAGTCGAAACGCTGGTAGGCGGTATGGGCCTGCGCAATGGCGTAACGGTTTGGGAAGATGGTGCACTGGTTAAAGCCATGCGTTGTCCCGGGACGGTTATCCTGATTGATGAACTGACGTTCGCTCCGGCAGGCGTACAGGCGATTATTCAATTAGTCGCCGACGATCACAGATCGTTGACGCTTCCAACCGGCGAAGTGGTCAAGGCGGCGGACGGCGTGGTTTTTTGTGTCGCGGACAATACGACTGGATCAGGGGACGAAGGCGGTTTGTATGCCGGAACCAATATTTCAAATGCTGCTTTGGTGACACGCTTTAAGCGAATGATCGTTGTGGATTATCTGTCGGCGCAAAAGGAAGCGGAAGCCCTCGCCAATCATACCGCATGCCCCCTGCCTGCGGCGAAGCATCTGGCCGATTTTGTCGCACAGGCGCGGCGGCTGCCTGCCTTGCAAGGCGTGGTTGTCTCATTGCGTCAAATGGTTGGCTTTGTGCAGGCGGTGCAGGATGGTTTTTCATCGAAAGAGGCTTTTATCGTTACCATTTCCAGCCGCATGCCAGCGACTGAAAAGGCCGCCATTGAAGCACTAGCCGACTTGGCTTGGAACCAAAGCTTTGAGGCTTTGATCCATGACAAGCCGGTTCCGGCAACGCCTTCGAATAGCCCTGCGGCGAAGGCGTTCGGCGACGAACAATATTGAAAGGGGTTTACAAGTAACCCCTAACCTGCGATAAGACAGGCCCCGAAAGGGGCCTGTTTTTCGTTGAAACCCTAGAAAGGCAAACAATGCCATACACATACCCGGAAGCCCTTAGCGCGCTGGAAAGTATCGCGAACGACTATATCAAGATGCTTCGCCCGCGCGAAAACGCGCCTGTGCGGCTGGTTTGTGACGCCTATGCCACAACGGCGAGCGTCACATGGGACGTTTACAGCGTTCGCGTGAACATGCCGGTTCGGCCTGCGGCGTCGATTATGACA